CGTAAACGCATTGGAAGCAGCAGCTGGTACTGCGGGTGACGCTAGATTCAGCGACCTTGAGAAGGGTAAGTTGGGATTCTGGTGCCTTGACGCAGCTACTGGTGGTGACTGGTTCGCAAGCGCCTTGTTTGAAAACCGCTTTGTGATTGCAGATACTGATACCGATGATGGTGATGGTTCTGACATTTCAGTGTCTCCTACTGTAACTATGGCGGGAGGTAACATGCTTAAGAACAAAATCCAAGTCGTTCAAGGATACGGAGCAGCTAACCCAATTGCTTCTCCTATCATCCACACTAGCGATATCGTTAGAATCACAGCAGCTCACTACGAAGCTTCTGTTGGTCACACTATCAGATACACACCTGATAACACTAACGAAAACACTGGTGATGAGATGAACTTCAAGTTCATCATCCGTATGGCTCCTACTGGTTACTTGAACTACGTCAATGGTGAGAATGTTATTGCTGACCTCAGCGGAGGCAATTTCCAATTCCCACTTGGCAACTTCAATACAACTAACCACAAGGCAGTCAACTTGACTATTACTGCTGGTGCTTCTGCAAACGCAACTGCAACTGCAGTGAAAGACGCTATCGAAGCGGATGATAAGTTGAACAAAATCTTTGTCTGCACTGACAACACTGGTACTGTAGATATCAAAGCAAGACACGCACACGTGATCTTTGAGATCGTTGGTTACAACAACACTGAGGATCAAAGAATCACCGCAACTGACTTTACTCTTCAGCAAGCTTGGAAGCCAGGTACTGGTAACGATTGGCAGGCTCGCACTGATGAGTTGAAGGCACGTGCACAGTTTGGAAACTTCAACCGCATGTACTTCCCTGATACTGTGACTGACTTCGTAACTGATAATTCTCAGTGGGATCGCTTTGAGATTACCTACAAGATCAACGGTGATTGGGGTCCTGTGAAGGGTTCTGAGTACGGTTGCGCTATCATCTATGAAGGAACCGGAGCAGATCCTGGGGATGACGTCAAGGACGTTTTGAACTTGGGCACTGCACCTACAGCAGGCACAGTCGTTGAGCACATCTTCGGCAGAAGCCACTAATCCTAATTAGGGGGGCACATAGGGTGTCCCCCTTTATTACTTCTAACTATGCCATCAGTAACATACTCCCCCGTCGTTGTAGATACTACGTGTAACGTAGTCTACCTCAACAACCTGAACACAGGATCAGGATACACAGGTTCAGCAACAGTAAACATTACCTCATCAGGTAATGGAGGCTCTCTCTCAGTAGATACAGCTCTGATTGACGGAGTCATTACTGAGTCATTTACTATGGCTACGGATGGAGTAGTGAAAGTGATAATCAATTACAACACTAGTTCATCGTACACTGCTATGACGGTGTCAACTTGCTCTGTAGACTGTTGTATAGCAAAACTCGTAGAGGATGCTATCAAGTGCACATGTAAGTGCGATAAGTGCAAAGAAGAACTAGATAGAGCAGAAAAAGTCTTCTTGCTCCTGCAGGCTGCTGAATACTCTGCAAGTCAGGGAAACGAGCAGCTTGCTACAGAGCAGTATGATAAGGCTAAAGACATGTGTATCGAAGTCTGCGCTTGCGGCTGTTAATAGTAAAGCATGTCATCATACACTCCTAAATATTCCAGTACAGGCAAGGCGTTTGGCAACAAGGGGACCGGTAAACTTAGTGATAAAGCTGGGAAGTCTAAGTCTCAACGTACGACTATTGCTTCAAGGTTCCAAGAGCAGACTAAGGCTGTAGCTAACGCACACAGGTTCTTCATCATCCACGGTACTAACGCCAACACTATACAAGTGTGGGGTGGTAACAAGCTGTGGCTTGGACACGCAGCTGGTAATGGTGCTCAATTGCCCAGACACGCTAGAGTTACAGCCATTGCTATGCTTGGGCCTAGAGGAGGACAAAAGCTTTCAGGTGACCTAAGTCAGGCTAACTTCTTCCCGTATGGGAACGTAGGAAATACAGATATAGAAGTAGGGTCAGTTGATCTAGCCGGTCAAAACGATCTTCCAGGAATAACACACGCCGTTGCCGCTGGGTTAGATGGGGCATATTCAACTGGAGGTGGACCAGGATTCGCAAATGGTGGAGGATTTTGTAGAATAGCATGCGGCCATGAACCTACTATAGATGGACAATCTAGTAATGCTGTAGTAGAAGCTACACTCGTCAAGAGACTAGCGGGAGGTAACATCTTAATAGAGATGATGATCAACCGGGCTAAAGTGCTCGATTTGTTCAATTCCAACGTCCCCAACCTATCGGGCATAGCACCCAAAAACTACCTTGGAACAGGTGGTTCAGGAGACGCTTTTTGGGAAGCTCCGTTACTATGTGAGGTAGAAGTCATATTTGACGACGGAGAAATAAGAACTGTAGACATCATACTGCCCGGGGGAGATCAACCCCAAGGGCAGGGCAGCACTATGCAACCAGGAGGGGGTGATATATATAGCGGTCTGCCTTCAGGTGTACTTGGGCTCACAACTCCTCCTAGCACACCTATGAACAAGGGACTATTCCCCTCGTTCGGGTTTAACCTTGCAAATGGCAATAATGCTGATGCTGCTGGGATAGTGGGAGATGATACTGGACTTAGCAGTCAGTTAAGTGCTGAAAATATGTTTGGCACATGGGATAGGCGTTGGCACAACAAATGGCCAATGGAGGCAAACAGTATACTATCTTACTCTAGTACAAGTAAAGCCACTCAAAACCCTGGAGGAATAGGCAAGTGGATGCTGGGCAGATTTGGTTTCTATGAAGGCCAATCTATGTTCGTGAACGACGGGTTTCGGATGAAATCAAGGCAGGGGGCTTCTGGTTCTATGCTTGTTGTATTCGCATCTAAGAACGGAGAAGGAGGAGGCTACACTACAAACAGAGGAGCTGTTGATTGGCCACAAATGGCTGTATGGTCTAACTACGCCGACGTAAACAATGGACACCTTTGTCCAAGGCATAGTGTAAACGACCAAGGAAATACAGCAAAAACCTACGATGGGGCAACAGCATTTGACCTGCTGTCAATCACACAAAACCAAGGATGGGCTACATCATTCATGCTATCAGTATTTCCAGGCACATTGATACCTACTACCTGGGATACTAAAGATAGCAGCTTCAGTCTTGTAGATTACTATGATCAGATAAAGGCTGCAGAGGGAGACTTCGTATCAACTGATGTTCTGGAGTTTTCAGGGTTCTTGGTGAACATATGTCCCCAGAACATGCTGCACCCTGCCATGTTCATACAGGATTACTTCAGCTCAGCGCTTCATCTGGGAAATGCAAACCTACACAATCAGAGGGATGGAGACGACAGCCCAGTAATATGTACGTCTGACTACAGAACTTTCCTAGGAGCTAATAACACAACAACTAACCCAGGTGTTAATCCTAACGCTCAACCTATTAGAGATAATGCTAGACTGACTGCGTTTTGGTGGGCGAGATCAGGAGAATGGTATGCAGGCAGTGAGGAGGATACCTGGTTTAACACAGGTGGAGATTCTCAGGATCTTGTTGGACCTACAGCAATTCCTATAAGACAAAACCTTTTCCACTATCTCAATACGTACATAAGTAACTACGACTTAGAGGTAACAGTAAACAACGACGGTGAGCAGAATGGAGGTGATGGGATTGTAGAGTTTAACAAGGAAGCCACTATGTGCAACTATGGGAACCAAGCTCAGAAAGCAGATGCCCACCAATGGAATGAGTTCGCAACCCACCTTGGTATAGGATCAGGCTATCAGTTTACAAACTGGCACATCTACATAGAAGATCCCAGACATGATGAACTCATACTTGGTACAGACTACCTAGAGAGTGATCGTGGCATACTTGATCCTTACGCAACCAACTATGCTTCTTCAAAGAAGATAAACTTCGTATTAGACACAGATACTCAACCTGACTACTCCCCACATACGTCTGGTGACTTCAGTGGTATGAACAGACTGCCTTGGAATACAAACTTGTTCCTTGGATGGGATGGAAATTACCAACTTAAAGCAGACACTCGACCAGGTGGTACGTATGACAGCAACAACGAGATAGGTGCAGCCATCTATGAGTTTGGGTTTAAAAATACTACGACTGGAGCTACATCTAATGCTGCAGAAGATATACTGCATAAGCAGTACACCCTCAACAACTCAAACCCCTACCCAGTAGAGGGCAGTAACAAGGGTATACTATCACAGAACGGAGGCAGCATAACACTTGGAGGAAATACCACTACAGACCTAGACTTTAAACTAGGCAGTAACTTCTCTACAGGAGCGGCTCCTGCCGAGATGGTATTGGCTAGGGTGCAGTATCTGCAATCTGATAACGCCCTCGTTCACAACCTTGACCTTGGGGAAGACCCAGGTCTTGACGCGGCGTTTACAAAGACATCTGTGTTTGGTCTTACGTTTACCATAGGTACAGGTACAAACGTAGACTGGGATTTCACTACAGTGATAAACGGCTCAACCGCTTCTACACCTGCAGCAACAGGATGTACAGATGCTACAGCAATAAACTATGACTCAAGTGCAACGGTAGATGACTCGACCTGCTTCTTCTGCGGAGATTCTTCTGATGAGCCTGACTCCGACAACATCTGGGCTGTAAGTCAGAGCACAACTTACTTTGCTCAGTTTGCAGAGGTTGTAACACAAAACGCAGATGTAGTAGGACTTAACTGCTACGCAGTTACTACAGACAACACTGTAAGTGATCAGACTCACTTCTCATTTACGCACCAACCAAGTGGTAGCGTAAGCGAAGAGGCATTTTGGAAAAGATGGAATCAATTCGGAATTACGGTAACTGGAGGTGTGTATCAGCCCAGTGACGATGTGCAGCTAGGTAGATTGTACTATGAGGGATCACAAGGAGAAAACGATCACAGTGAGGTAGGATCTCTTACACAAGTAGGAGCTGACGTACCAAACGTAGGAACAGATCGTAGCTGGTCATTTGGACTAAGCCCTGGGGACAGAGCACTTATAGCCGGTAACCAATATCTGTTCAAGCTCACACTGACAATCAACGCTAACTGTAAGATACACGTCTACACCAAGTTCTTTGTTGAGTACTGTCAGTGTACAGACGAACAAGCCAACAACTTTTTTCCGTACCCAGCCATTCTTGATCTCACAACATGTGCCAACGTTCTTTCGTCAAGAGCAAAGACAAACAGGAACAATGCTGTTGACCTGGATCAAATACGAGAAGCTTTATGCAGCTACGCTCTGTACGATACCTCCTGCGATAACAGGTTTACTGTAACAGCACAGCCTCCTGTAGTATCAGAGTCCTCAACTGCAGGTATTTGTAAGGTAGAATACACATGGACAGTAAGTCCTTACATACTAGGGTATGAGAACGATACCCCAATCTATCTCCCCATGCATACTGCTAGTTCAGATTACTATGCTACTGGGGCACCAATAGGTGGTTTCAGCTTCGACGTGGCAGATTTTTGCGATGCTATCGTCAATGCTGGGGGCACAATAATAAATAGCCCAACACAGCATTGGGGAGTAAACGTAGGAGATGGTGTGGGACTGAATCTTAATTCAGGAGGACCCCCGGCTATATACAACAACTATAGAAATCTCAGCACAAGCAGCTATATAGCCAACTCAAATCTTGAGGATGAATTTGGAACTGATATGACTGGACAGTCATTCAACTACCACATATCAGTTCTCTGGAATGGAGATCCGATAACAGTGCAGAATGAGATAAGAGTTAAGTACGTAACCTACAGTGGTGACTTACCTCCTCAAGTTCCACAAGGGTTTGTAGCAGATTGCTGGGTTGAATCAGTAGGAACTGGATCATTCCCACCAGCTGCTCAATGTGACCCATGCAGCTTCCTGCCAACATGTCTGTTGCCAGGCTGTACAGATGATACAGCTCTGAACTACGACGCTGATGCGGGAATACCAGACGGCTCTTGCATATACTGCCCGGATGAGCAAACAGAGGTAACAGAGATTACTCTAGCACAAGAAAGCACTACAACGCTTACATGTGATGGAGATAATCTACCTACTGTAGACAGCTCTAGTGGTTCCCTTGTGAGTACAGTAACAATTCCTAATGGAACAACTCAAAGACTTGGGTTTGTACTTATGAATACCAACAGTCCTACGATAAGCTACATAGAAAGTATATGGAATCAGATGCAGCCTGCACTGGTTACTGCATTCAGCAATGCGAGTCTTGAGGCATATATAACTACAGACTTTGGTGGGGTATTCATCAAGGAGTTTACCGGAACAGGACTACCGCAAGATGTAAACAACTTCCAAGAAACATTCTTAGGAGGTCTTCCAGCAGGAGGCTACACAATCGCAGTAACTACAGACATAGTAGATACAGATCTGTGGGACAATTGTAAAGATCAATTTACACGTCCACCGTTCATAGCTTCAGCAACCATATCAGCTACAGAAACTTCTTGTCAAATCCCAGGATGTACAGATCCTAATGCGGATAACTACAATGAAAGTGCAACCGTAGATGATGGATCATGTACTTACCCAGACCCACCTATACAAGGGTGTACAGATACAGAAGCTGTAAACTACAACTCGGATGCAGAGGTAGACGACGGGTCGTGCCTTTACGATTCTGACGACGGAGTCATTATAGGCAACGAGTTTGTATTTGACTGCGTGCCTACAACGGTGCAGAACAACCAACCATTCGAAGCATTCATGAACTTTGCTTCTGGATGTGTAAGCGAAGAAGGCAATGTACTGATGGCTAAGATCAAGACAGGAGTGCAGTGCTCAAGAGAAGACAACATCAAGATCTCTTTGATCACGTACTTGCTGAACAGAGTGGGGCTGCCTTGCATCTACAACTGCAATGACGATTACCCAAAGGCATTCGGAGCCTTGGTCAACTGCGTAGACAACTGGAAGAGAGGAAGCCGTAATGGTAAGAAGCTAGTCTTCACACCAGCTAACAACTACCAAGTAGGAGATGTAGTAGCTGTAAGCGCACTAGACCACGGCACAATATCCACAGAATATTACGTAGCTGTAAAAGACTACATAGCAGGCTCACCCCCACCTAGATACAAGAACTCTGGATGGAAGAAGTGCTTGAACACAACAACAAACTCAGGTGACGAAAACTACCTGGAGACCTTCATATCGTTCATGTCAGATAAATGTACTATCTGCTCAGTACCCCCAACACAGGCCAACAGACAATACTCAGAGCCTAAGGCGGGTGAGGGAAGAACAATAGACGGCTTTGACTTGAACGGACAACAATTCATAATAGACTAATGGCTAGAGTATCAGAACTCCAACGACTAACTAACAGCTCCACGTTATCGTCGACCGACACATTGTTTGTCGATCAGAACGGTAGTGGTAGAAAATACAGGCTGTTAGATCTTTTTGACACGATAACGAACACAGACTCTATGTCTGGTACCAGTATTATCTCTGGTACTACGAATAGAACTACGCACAAGTTCAAAGGCATCAAGTCTGCGAACTCACGTATTGTTATGAGCAGTGACTCCAACGACGTCATCATGACGTTGACGGAAGCTAACATTGACTTGAGCAACTGTAATAATACTTCATCTGGGTTTATCACAAGCGTGAATCTTGCAAGTGATACAACAGGAACCCTCGCAGTGGCTAGTGGTGGGACAGGAGCAACCACACTGGCAGACGGAGGTATCTTGTTGGGTAGCGGAACAGGAGCTATCACAGCTATGGCTGCACTTGCTAAGGGTAGTATTGTAGCTGGTGATGGGGCTACAGACCCTGTAGCTCTTGCAGTAGGAACAGACGGATACTTCTTGAAGGCTGACAGTAGTGCGGCAAGCGGTCTTGCATGGTCTCAGGTAACACTGGCTTCAGCAGCAATGAGCGGTACGCTGGATATGGACAACAACAACATCGATCTTGGAACAGGATGGATATCTGGTGACGGTTCAAACGAAGGCATCAACATAGACAGTACAGGTAGAGTATTTATTGGAGATGGAACTCCAACAGCATTCTTCAGTGATGCCTTGAACCTAGATGGTGGCATACTAATCAAGGAGGGAACTGCTACATCTATTAAGATGAACGATACCTCTGGAACTCCATCTACATTTACTATTGCAGGAAGCTCTGCTACAGCAGGAAACACCAACGGCGGAATACTAAGAATAAACGCAGGGTCATCAAATGGCACGGGGCAAGGAGGTAGTATAGCATTCTTTGCAGGAGGTCATGACGGCAGTGGCTCATCAGGGGACATCACTTTCAATGCTGATGATGCAGCAGGAAGTAGCCAAGCACTGCTTACCATCGACTCGTCAACAGAGAACATTGTAGTTAATCAGGGACACCTGACCTTCACACAAACGGATAAGGGTATTGTATTTGGTAACAGTGCTGAGATCGATAACGACAGCTCTGGTATCATCACTTTGACTGCAGCTACTAAGACAGTTCTGAGCTCAGACCTCGAGGTGCTTGGTGGTGACATTACTCTGACAAATGGTAGTACCATCTCCTCTACCTCCGCAGGCACATTGTTGTTGACAGAAGACGTAGTCAAGTCTAGCGCTGCTCTTCAAGCAACTACATCGATTACTGCAATTGCAGGTAACATCACAGCTACAGATGGTGACATAGTCATCACTGCAGGTGATCATGGTATAATACATACCAACCGAGGAGCAGTAACTCAGTCTACAGGACACACCAATGGGGTTACAGTTAACACAACCTCTGGTATTATTACGCTCGCTGCTGTATCTTTGGCGTCAGGAGCACAAGCAGAATTCACTGTGACTAACAGTACTGTACAAGCAGACTCCCTTATTCTCCTGACAGTAGAGGGAGCAACAGCAGCGTCAGAGACAGACGACTCTATACTTATTGCACAGACAACAGGTCTTGGTGCAGGGTCGTTCAAGATAACTCTGTCTAACGTCGGAGACTCGGCGACAGACACGAACGCTCGCAAAATCCACTTCTTGGTAATAAACAATTCGTAATACATAAACCATACACCGATGCCAAACATCAAATCAACCAACCGTGAGTTCCTCGAACTCTTCAGAGCGCTTGACAGCGTGAAAGAAATCAAAGGCGCACGTTTCGCCGTGATTGTCGGACGCAACATCAAGGAGCTCAAGACACACCTCGACCCAATCGAGAAGGCTTCTATCCCCTCAGAAGAATTCCAACGCCTGTCAATACAGGTGCAGGAATTGATCCAGAAGGAAGACAAGGAGGCTATCGAGACACTCGAGAAAGAAAACGAGACACTCATTGAGGAGCGTAAGAAGCAGATGGAAGAAGTCGAGAACATGCTCGACGATGCATCTGAATGCTTCTTGCACCCAATCCGTGAAGATCAGTTGCCAGACGAGATCACGGGACAACAAGTAGAACAACTAATTCAAATCATAGAATAAAATGGCTGCTATTACCACTAGAATAAGCGTAAGCGGTAGAGGTATCACTGCAGATAGATTGGCTTCCAATTGTTCCTTCACCGTAATAGCTGAAAGCATATTGGAGAGAGGCACTAAGGTGATTACAAGCACTGACACAGCTTCTCCTAATATGATTGCTGACGCTGCAGATTTTGGTGGTGCAAACAATAGGGCGCTCGTCTATCTCAAAAACACTTCTACAACGAAGGATCAGTACGTATACATCCACTTGGGTGGTACTAGAATCTTTAAGCTCAATACAGGAGAAGCAACAATCTTCCCATGGGAGGCTGACGCTAACACCGATGATATCGAAGCACACGCTACGACTAACACGAACACAATTGAGTACACCATCGTAAACATTAAGTGATGGGTAAGAAGAAGATAAGAGATACCGGCCTTGGCAAGTGGTTAGCGGAGAAGGCACCTAATGTATTGAATACTGTAGGTGACCTGCTCCCTGACCAAGGCGCCCTTGGAGTAGTCAAGAACCTCTTAGACAAAGAGCCAGGAGTTGACCCAGCCGAGGCCCAGGCCAAAATAGATGCTGAGATTCAGTTTCAGAACAACGTTACTGAGCGTTGGAAGGCAGACATGGGCAGTGACGTAAAGCTTGCAAAGCTGATCAGACCTGTCACACTCATCTCACTGATGGTGATGTTCTGCCTCACAATGATCTTTGACAGCCTTGACAACTGGCCCTTCAACGTGAAGGACAGCTACATAGATCTGTTGCAGATTCTCATGCTCACAGCATTTGGTGCATACTTCGCAGGTAGAACTATAGAGAAATCTAGGAAGTGATGTACCGCAAACCAAGTCCATGACCATAAACGAAATCAAAGACTTCCTTGCTGAGAAGCACGGATATCTTAAGAAGAGTGCAGATGTATTAGCAGAAAGGCTTAACTGCCCAATAGAAGACTGCGAAACCGCACTCTACGAAGCCAGAAAGCTGGCTCGTGAAGAAAACACTAACGACAGTAACAACGTCATTAGTGAGTTCGAACAGTTCCTTGACAAGAATGGCATCAGCCAGTCCGATGTCTCCAGTGTAAAATTCTGGCAGACAGTATCTGGGCAGCAACGATTCTCAGTTGTAACCAAAGGGGAGTCGATGAGTGTAGAGGCAATCAAAGAAGAGATTGAGCTCTACGCTAGCAACTACAGTCCGAGGGTTCATAAGATCCAACGTGACCCAGTCGTAGAGCCAGTGGCCTACGAGATATCTCTCCCAGATATACACTACGGTAAACTGCATGACTTGAACCTACAAGAAGTAGAAGACCAGTACATGTCAGTCGTACGTGAACTTGTAAGAAAGGCAGCGGGCTTTGACGTAGAGAGGTTCATACTACCTATCGGTAACGATGGTATGAACTCAGAGGGGATGAGACGTACTACAACCAAGGGCACTCCGCAAGAAGAGTCTGCAGGTTGGAAGGATACGTTCAGAGGTTACTGGCAACTGATGACAACTGCAATTGACTTCTTGAAAGAAAGAGCACCTGTAGATGTCATTGTTGTCTCAGGCAACCACGACTACGAGCGCATGTTCTATGCAGGAGATGTGCTTGCAGGCTGGTACAGGAATGATGCCAACGTTGATGTAGACAACAGCTACAACTCACGCAAGTACTACGAGTATGGTGAGAACATGCTGATGTTTACTCACGGCGACAAGGAGAAACCTGCTGATATGCCACTCATCATGGCAACGGAAAAACCGGAGATGTTTGCACGTACATCACATCGTGAAGTGCACTGCGGACACCTTCATAAAGAAATGGTCAATGAGTACAGGGGTATCAAAGTACGGTTCATACCATCTATTTGTCCTAACGACGAATGGCATAAGCAGATGGGGTATGAAGCTAAACGAACAGGGCAAGCATATATATGGAATAAGTTCACTGGACTTGAAGGATATTTACAAGCAAATGTTAGAGTTTGAGGATACATACGACGACGAAGAAGACATCACTAAGACACTAGAAGAAGAGATAGAGGTCTTGGATGAGGCGTATCGTAATGCGTACAAAATCGCTACGGGTAAGATGACTGTCAAGGAGCTCCTCGAGAGCGCCACGGACATGATCTTCTTGCCGTTCGATCCCTCAGCACCCGAGACATTTGCGATGATAATAGATGACATTATACAGTACTTCTCAGACAACGAAGAATATGAGAAGTGCGCAGAACTGGTTAAGGTAAAAGATAAGTTCGATGACACTGAATGAGATCGCATACAACTTGCTCAACCTCGTAAGAGGGGGTAGGTCAAACGATGATGAGCATATATCTCTCGATCAGATAAAGTTCAACATCAAGCATTACCGTGCGATGTTTATTCGCAGGGACTACGCTCGTAACAGGTTGATGACCAACCACATAGAGCAAGACCTAGGGTGTATACCCCTAGAGCGAGTTGATGCATCTAAGTGTTGTAAACTACCAACTAGCTGTACAGTCTATCGTACCGCGTTAGATATTCCTAAAACTGTTAGGTTTAACATGCAAGATGGTATTACCTTTATAGGCGCAGCCAATGGTCTAACTAGTATACCTAGAGTCGAACCATTCTTTGTAGAGTTCTTGCCGTTTGACAAGTACACTTCTAATAAGCCTAAGGCTTATATGATAGAAGATAGGATCTACATCTACAGCCCTAATGGCATGGAAGTCATTAATGTTAGAGGTGTATTCGAAGACCCAGAAGCCGTAGCCAACATAGCCACATGCGAGAGCGGCTATTGCTACGACGACAACACCACATTCCCAATGCCCATGGATATGGTTAGCCTTATCACACAGGGTATGTTGAGCGGAGAGCTGAGACTGCTCTCTGCAACTTTTGATGATGATGAACAGGATAGGCAGCAAGACAAAACTCCAATCCCACAACAACAATAACAATGGCTAAGTCACCGGCATGGCAAAGGAAAGCAGGTAAGAATCCTGCAGGAGGTCTTAATGCAAAGGGACGTGCGTCTTACAGACGTGCAAACCCTGGCAGTAAGCTCGCTGCGCCTGTGACAGAATCAAACCCCAAGGGTAAGAGAGCTGGTAGACGTAAATCATTCTGCTCACGTATGTGTGGGATGAAGCGTAGCAGAACAGGGGCCAAGGGCAAAAGAGATCCTAATTCAAGAATCAACAAGGCGCTCAGACGCTGGAGATGCAGATGCTAATGAGAAACTTCTTAACCATATTATTGTTTGCTGCGGCAAACATTCTTAACGCTCAAGGTAGTTGGGTGGATGTCCAGATTCAGACAGACCAGTACGCTGGTGAAAGTTCCTGGGAGATCCTCAACGAAGATGACCAAGTTGTAGCCGTTAGTCCCCCGCTTCAAGACAACACCTTACAGAATATGATGGTGCTCTTGCCGGCAGGGGATTACGAGTTTGTAATGATGGACGCATTCGGAGACGGTATCTGCTGTGGATTCGGGGAAGGTTGGTATAGACTGAGCAATAGCTGTGGACTAGACACTGCAGTGTATGACTTCGATACCGCTCTAGATACAATAGCCTTTACGTTGAACCCTTGTATACTACCACTACCAGGATGCACAGACGAATCGTCAAATAACTACAACCCCTGGGCTAACATAGACAACGGTACATGCAATGTGAGTGAGTGCCCAGAAGATCAGACTCTTGTGTCAATGGCGTTGACGCTAGACACATGGCCCAACGAAACTGGGTTCACACTAGTAGACTTGGCTGTTGGTCAGTTCTATGAGCAGGTGCTGCCTGGGGAGTTTGATTTTGGAGATCAGCTTGTAACCTACAACTACGACTTCTGTGTAAGCCTAGGCTTTGAGTTGATACTAGTGGACGTCTTTGGAGATGGACTCAATGGGTCTGCAAGCGGAGGTCAAGACGGAGCATGTGTTATCACAGCGTGTGATAGTATCATCTGGGAGCTAGAAGATATAGCCTTCACCACATTCGACGATGGGAACACAGTGTACTCTGGTCCAATATTTACTGAGCCATGCGAACCAGAACCTGACGTAGTTGGATGTATGGATGACGATTACGTTGACTACAACCCAGAGGCTACAGCTCCAGGACCATGTGAGACCTTGCACACGTGGGGATGTACAAACCCTGAAGCTTTGAACTACGATAGCTTGGCTACTATATCAGACAACAACAGCCCATGCACATTGCAGATCGTACTAGAAGACGATGCTGGTGATGGCTGGGGTAACTCTACCATAGGTATGGTACAAGGTGAGCAGCAGTGGTTGTTCACAGTAGGACCAGGAGAGTTCTCTCAATCTTGGGACTTGGTTCTAGATTCTGACGAGGAGGTAGACGTATACTACTTCCAAGCTGGTAACCAACAGCAGTCTTCTCAGGAACTCGCTTTCCAAACACTGCACAACTCTGTGCACGTTATAAACGAAGCTGGAGACACTTTGATGTCTGAAGGAAGCAACCCATTCATAAACAACGGGCAAGGTGCACTACAACCATTCACTGCTCCTAACTGGACAGTCTACAGCTTCACACCTTACTGTGGAGACACCTGCATCCCATACGTCTACGGCTGTACTGATGAGACAGCATGTAACTATGACGAGGAAGCTAACACTCCAGATGAGTGCAACTACCCAGTTCAGTACTACGACTGTGATAACTTCTGCATAAATGACACAGATGGAGACGGGGTATGTGATGAGCTCGAGGTTGTAGGATGTCAAGACCCAACTGCATTTAACTATAACGAAGCAGCTACGGATGCAGGTGAGTGTGTGCCTGTAGTATTCGGCTGCACTGACGCAACACAATATAACTATGATCCGGAGGCTAACACTGAAAACGGTAGCTGTATTCCTTACCTGTATGGTTGCACTGATCCTCTTGCCCTTAATTATGATGAGGATGCTAATACTGACAACGGTTCGTGTATTGAGGTGGTTGAAGGGTGTGCAGATCCGGAAGCTTATAACTACGACGAGTCAGTTAATGTGGGAGACAGTAGTGCTTGTCTTTACGACGCTGGCTGTATTGGCGGTCCTGGCGAGCCTTATTGGCTCAATAATGAGTGTTATGCCTGGGTGATTACTGTAGACCCCTACTGCTGTCAAACAGAGTGGGATGAGGTTTGCATTGAGCAATACCAGTACTGCGGCAATCAGGTATCGTCTATAGACATAGCTGTTGCATCTCTGCTACACTTCTACCCCAACCCAACAGCAGGTGAGGTACGAATTCAGGCACCGATAGGTACAGCGATAACAGTAGTAGATGCCTCAGGCAGAGAGATAGCTTCTGGCTCCCTTAGTCGTGTAGAGCTCCCATCTCCAGGTCCATATGTAATCATGGCCAACTACAAGGGTAGAATCAAGAGAGAAATAATCGTAAGACAATGAAGAGGCTAATAACCGCGATACTGATTATACTCCCCAGCGTAGCACTGGGTCAAAGTGACTTCTACAAGAACGTGCTCAGAAGAGCCACATTCTACGGAGCAGTCAACGGTGGTAACTCTGTATCAGACAGAGATGTATTCTCTGTAGCTACAGGAGGACTGACTACAGATATAGTAGAGACACCGTTTGACTACAGCTTGACTCTAGGTGTACGTAAGATTGCACGCTTTGGTTACGAGAACAGAGCCAACATCTTCTACGACGGAACAGAAAAGACGTATGGAGATGCAGCAACACTGGGTAGGTACGATGGCTTTGAGTTCCTCGCTGAGGCTGACTGGAGAAGACAGCAAGGCAAGAACTTCTTGGACCAAGACTACTTCGTCAGGTATGTAGCTGACAAGTGGATTGTAAAAGCAGAATGGCTGCAGGACGGCTTTGCAGATGTCAAATACTTCGAGGCATCACAAAGAGGTAGACTGAACATAGGAAAGAAGCTGTCATTCAATGCAGGTATTGTACAGCGCATCTCAGAGCCATACGGATATGACCCACTACAAGAGTGGTTGCTGGACAACAACCAGATCCACTACACATCTCTTGCATTACAAGAAGGATACAACATAGATGTAGCTACTGGAGAGTTCTTCAACCCTGAAGGAGAACTTGTAGCAAACGACCCAGCAGTGTGGGAGCAGGTAGTCATACCTCAGGTACTCAATGACTACGTAGCTGCGAAAAGAGCTGAGCTCACCAACCAATGGGTTTACTCAGCAGTGATAGGATTTGACTTCTACCACTACAAGAAAGATTTCTGGATACACTCATGGGGCAACTTGATGCCCTACCACCTGAACACAGGAGGTGAGTATTCGTATCACAACTTCGTGAACAGCAGCCAGTGGGTAGACATTGGGGCTGGACTCGTGTTTGGAACCAAGCTAACAAAAAGCCTTGGCGTGTTCGCTGAAGGCAAATACAACAGATACTGGAACAGGGAGTGGCATGACTTCTCGATCGGTATCAACTACATACTACTGTAATGGCACAAAAGATAAGCGAGGATACACAGGTAACTCTAGACCTGAAAACAATTGGAATGGCAACAGCTGGACTTGGGGCACTGATCAGTATGTGGTTTGTGCTGCAAGCTGACATTGCCGAAGCGAAGGAGCTGCCCTTGCCGCCTGACCCTGAAATCACACGCATGGAGTTTGATATGAAAGATCAGCTTGTGCGTCAAACAATTATGACTACGCAAGAAGATGTCACCGAGATCAAGGAGGACATGAAGCGTATAGAAGAAAAAATAGATCAACTAAAATGAGACATGAAAACTGTAACGTTCTTTGCGTCCTGTCTTGCATTGTCACTGGTTCTTGCATCCACGACAACGACTGAGACAGCGCCAGAAATATCCGACGTAGGTATCTGTGTAGTTGAGTTCAACGCAGCGTTTAACTCAGCTAACTCTGTCCCATGGGTAGAGAATATAAGCGACTGCGAACACCAACGCATAGATATTGCAGCACAGCCTGAGATGCAGAAGAAACACAAGATCGTGGTAGTACCAACGATCATTGTCTTCAACGATGGAGAAGAAGACTCACGATTCCAGGCAAACATTATGATGCAGATGGAGGCCACAGAAGATGAGGTCCAAGAAGCTGTAGACGAAATTATTTTGAACTCTTTCTAATACAACAACAATGATACAGAAATCCAAAAGACTCGAGTTTGGGAAGCCCAAGAAAAAAGCTATGTACGGCACAAGCGCAACCCCAGCCAAGAAGAAGAAGAAGAAAGCCATGTACGGCAAAACTCCTAAGGTGATGCGAGACGCAGGAATGCGTAGCGTCAAGACAGGAATGGATAACAACCCAGAAGAAACCAAAGCTGACTTCCTCCCAACCAGCGTGCAAAAAGACATTGCAAAGAACAAGGGAAAGAAGACTGGCATGAAAGCTGGCTACGGCATGTCCCCAGGCAAGGTCAAGATGAAGGCTGGTAAGTCTCCTATGAAAGCTAAGAGCGGTAAGTCTCCTATGAAGGACCGCCGTAAGAAGAAGTAATGAACTACCCTAAGCTAGAGTATAAGAGTGGTGGCGCAAAGAAAGATGCGTGCTACCACAAAGTGAAGTCACGCTATAGAGTGTGGCCTTCTGCTTATGCTTCAGGTGCATTGTCAAAGTGCCGTAAGGTTGGTGCCGCAAACTGGGGCAACAAGAAGAAGAAGTAATGGCCAAGAGTGAGGGACTTCGTAAATGGTTCAGTAGAAACCAGGGTCGTGGCTGGGTAGATTGTAAAGCTTCAGCAGCAGCTGGCAAGTTTGTACCATGTGGTAGAAAGAGTGCAGGTGCAAGCAGAAAGTCAGGCTATCCAGCATGTAGACCTACACGAAGTGCCTGCACTAGAGCCGGCATGAAACGTAAGAAGTCCACCAAGAGAGTATCTTGGAAGAAGAAGTAATGCATACGATAAAGGATATACACAAGGAGTACATAGTAGAAGTTGAAGACCCTATCGAGACCAGACTGTTCAAAGAGATCTGTGAGCAGTTCAACATGATGGTCATCGACTCTATACTGCAAGGCAAAGAGTTCAACATGAAGAACAACATGTCTACGTTGTCCATACGTCGTATAGAACGCAACCCCAGCAAGCCTACGATAGATTGGTGGGAGAGCAACAAGTACAAGCAGGAGTTGATTGCAGAGGGCAAGAAACTCTATGACGCAGAATCAGGGGAAGGTGAGAAGTGGTTCATCTACTACACCGACCCCTGGTACTGCAAGTATCACTGGCAGAAGTCTAGATGTAAGCTGGCTAACAAATCTGCCTACAGGTTTACCCCTACCCGAGGAATCAAGGGGAACAAGGAGAAGCTGACAGCACTCCTAAAGAATGATGATCTCGCATACCTAAGATTCAAGAAGCATGGCAATATATAAGACAACATCCAGTCAGACAGTTATCAGGAAGGTCTACAGAGATCTACGTCCTGACTCTGACCATTGGATCGACGATGCCGTAGAATGGATCGGAGAGGCATTGGAGCACATAGGTGCCGCTGCATCCCTCGAACGTAAGGGGTGTACACTTGAGGTCAACAACCACAAGGCTGTACTTCCTGCAGACTTGTACTACATCAACCAGGTTGCAATCAACGAAACACCAGCAGGTGTTGGGAGTGAAGCACAAATTCTAGACTTGCGTAATCAGGTCAAGCTGTTGAATGACAACCTGAAGACATACAACAACAACCTAGCGGACACTGTGATTAGTAACGAAGACGGTACGTTTCAGTCTAGTCTTACTACAGATGATCTCAAGAACTTCCAGAATCTGAAAAAGACGACGGACCACGAGATCAGAGAAATCAATGCCCGCTTGGCGGTACTTGAGACAAGCTACTTAGATCCTGCTGCTCTCACATCACTTGCATACTGCACAACAAACTTCCCTGAGGGACTGCACTGTGACAGCTGTGTAAACAAGAGAGCAAAGTCAAAGGAGTGCTACTACATAGATACTGGATACATCAAGACATCATTCGCATCAGGAACTGTGTGCTTGAACTACATGGCTATACCTACAGATGCTGACTGCTACCCTATGGTACCAGACGACATCAGCTTCAAGGAGGCTATGTTCTGGTACATAGTCAAGAAGATGATCCTCGGAGGGTTTGCACCTAAGAGTGGTGTGAACTACCAGCTGTCAGAACAACAGTGGAAATACTACTGCTCACAAGCTAGAAACGCTGCAGTGTTCCCAGACATCGACAGATGGGAGAGCTTCATGAACCAGTGGGTCAGACTGATCCCTAACCTGAACAGACATGCTGTAGGGTTTGACAATCTTGGTAGTAGAGAGAGCCTAGACAGAGGACATTTCAACACAAGTAAGCTAACTCGAGTATCTGACGTAGGATGAAGAAGTTTGTAAAAGGTATGAGCAAGGACGCAGGTAGGGTAGACCAACCCAACCTGACGTACCGTGATGCACTAAATGCTGTGCTGAACTCAGTCAAAGGAGCTGTAGTATCAGAGGAGGGGATGTCTAACACAGGCTTCCAGACCACAGAAGTATATGGCAGTGTAGTTCTTGAGAACAACGATGTAATTGTTCTTTGCAACATTATATCTAGAAATGCTTTCGGATCTAGCGTAACCTTCCATGCCATAGCCTCTTTAGACACATCTACTGGAGAGAGACAACTTCTGTATGGTACACAGGAAGATGATCTAACTGGCCTGAACTTTAGTACAGAGCACCCAATAGAAGTAGAGTATAAGATCAACAGCCGAGGAGATACAATCATCTACTTCACGGACAACCTGTACTATGAAGCAGATAGAAACAATGGGCTAGAAAGGGAGGTAACCTACAACAATCCCCCAAGAGCATTCAATGTTAGCAGGCAGAAGAGATTTATTGACGCTGGTGGACACCACGAGATATTGTACGGCAACAGTAAGTTTACAGTAAGCAAGCTTAATATATTCCCACAAGCAGAAGACGTAGCTATTATAAAAGACGCTGCTGTAGGAACTGGTGGAGCTCTCATTACTGGTGCATACCACCTCGCTATCGCATTTGCTGATGAAGACTTCGTTACCACAAACTACTTTGAGGTATCTAACCCTGTGTACATCACCCCCATTGAGGAGAAGTCAGTCCCATTTGAGAACATCATAGGTTCGCCTGCAGGGTTTGCCACGAATAAAGCTATCACCTGGACTGTACAAGGTTTTGCAGGTTCAGGGTATGAGTATATACAACCTGCTGTAATACAAAGAGTTGGGGGACAAATACTTGCATACAGATTAGAACCAATCCCTATCACGTTTATTGGACAAAGTGGGGAACTAGAGGTAGGCTACAGTGGTCTTGAGAATGTGCCTGGACTAGCACTCAACGACGTAGTGATAGATACAGTGTCTTACCTCAGCGCTAAGACAATATCTCAACTAGACAAGAGACTTTACTTAGGCAACTTAAGATCTCGACCAGATCTTGGTATGCAGAAGTATGTCAATAGCATAAAACTTGATGTAGAGATAGAATCTCAAGGTAGATTTGACCCAAGGGTGTTTACAATCTATAGACTAAATGCAGGTATAACTAAGCTGATACAACCTCTAGGTACTAATTCTCCAGAATCTAATCAGACTGGTAGTATTCTCAGCACCATTGCAACGCAACAGACTAATGTGAATGCTAGCTCTGGGTACAGGGAGACAGACTTTTCGTTTAAGAAGAAGTCATACCGTAGAGGAGAGGTATATGCTTTCTACATATCATTCATACTACATGATGGTACAGAAAGTTATGCATATCATATACCTGGTAGACAGGCAGCGGTAGTATCTACATCTGGGGGAGTAAAGAGAGAGAACAGCACTGCTGATGATTTCAGCTCAAGCACCATGGTAAATCACATTGGGTTTAACATGGCAGAGTTTGGGGACGACCAACCGCTGTTTAGATTCGCAGATACAAGTTTGCTTGTCAGTGGAGAAAACACAGGCTATCATGAGAACGAGAATGAGAGATACCCAGAGACAGATGACTTTGATCTCTACAGTGTAGACTCAAGTGGTAACCCCATAAACATTACCACCATAACACCTGGGGGTACTCTTAAAGGTAAGAAAGTTAGGCACCACAAAATGCCTAGCAATAAGAACACTTCTTACGCTTTTGTTGGGAGCGGTAACCAAACTCAAAATAGCTTCTTCGAAAACCACCACGGCGGAGATGGTGATATAACTCTAACCCCTAATGTAAGAATACTGGGTGTGAAGCTTAGAAATATTCGTATACCTAAGCACGTACTCAGTAAAATACAGGGGTACAGAGTATACTATGCTAAGAGAGAAGAGGAAGATAAGACAGTACTCGGGCAGAGCATAGCTCACCCAGGTGTACCAAGATTGGCTAGCTATCCTTCACAGGATAAGGAAATAGCTAGACTTGGACCTTACTACAAAGCATACTACATGTACGGGGGACCTGTCACAAGACATACATGGTTCCCAAGGATTGAGGCGGACTGGACTGCAGACGCAGGCAATAACCCCATGGATTACATAGGGTACCCTGTAATAAAGATGCATGACTTTAGAATGCTGCGTAAGCGCCCATCTCTTGCAGGCGCTACACATATTGACTGCCAGTTTATAGTACAAAGCCACAGGTATTCAGGAGGACCTAGGGTGTTTGACAAGAGGGGTAGTGGAGAAAATGGAGACACAGAGTTTAACATCTTCCCATACAGTATTCTCCCATCACTCCCTCATTTGGGTTGGATTACTGCAGGTAACCAGTCGTTCCCTAACAGACGGAGACAATGGGAAGATGAAGTAGGTAGATACTTTGAGGACCCTGGAGACGCGGGACAAAACTTTGACCCTGACTCTTTAAACTATTGGAACAGCTACATACCTACATGGATAGGTAATGTATTCATAGGAGCAGCATACCTACCACCCTCAAATACAGCTACTAACACCAGCGTTTGGGGAGAGCAGAGAAACACACTGTTTACAAGTAACGCGTATACATTTGCGATAGAGTCAAACAGTAAGACGTACTTGCCTGGACAGTCTCTGTATGTAGTAGATGACAACTCCTCGTTTGGAGGGGCAAGCTACATATACAATGAGGCGGGAGAGACATCTATACTGTTAGGACTAGAGAGTGGTCTACCATTCCTTCAAGGATGGGCGCCAGTCACTCGCCCTGCAGGTAATAACCAAGAGAGGTATGGAGTTTCAGAGAGAGCTCAAAAGTGGAACTTCCCTGATCGCTATTTGAATCCGTCTGAACAAATAGTACCCGAGATTCTAGGAAATGGAACTTTCAGTGAGGCTTTCGGAGAGACAGCTGGTGGTAGAGGATTTGTAGCTGGACTGCAGATGGGTAAAGGGACTGAACAGGGCATGCCGTTGCATTGGATGGTAAACATATGTGCAGCTAAGACTGACGTATTCCAACCATTCGATCAACAAAACCTTGTGTACACAGGGTACACCAAGCGCATACGTAATGTGATTCTAAACTCAGGCACAGGCCGAGATGAAGAAAACCGGTCATCTAACTATTATGATGGCAGTGCTGAATCTGATATCATCTTTGGGGGAGACACGTACATATCTCACTACTCTTGTAGAACTACATCTCAGAGCTATGGCCATTGCTTCTTCAGAGCAAACGAAGCTTACAAGTATAAACCAGATAACCCCCTCAACAGAGTCCCCAAATCAGCTATTGTAGGACATGGTGGTGGTGGTGATGATAACCAAGTATCTGCAGGAGTCGACAGCAGTGGTGTAACTGATGGCAGCTTTGCTGACTTGAGAGCTGTACAGAGAGATATACCTATAAATATTGACCTTACGGTTCAGGAGTTTGGGTTTAGTGGAGGCACTCAAGTTGCTGATGGAGGTACCGATGAGTTAGGTAGAAGCTTCATCCTGAACGAGGTAGGAGATCTCAGTAACTGGGTAGAAGGGCAGAACTTTGCAATCAGTTCAATCTATTACTTCTTGACAGAGTCAGATGATAACCTGAACTTCCGTCATACAGAATCACCTGCAGGAGGGGAGGAGCAAAGCAGTACGATGTTCTTTGACTACAACCTAGCCATTGCAACATTGTGGGCACCTCCTACATTGGACTTGACAGCTCAGCAGAACCTGCTGTACAATGATGACTACAGTGCACTGCAAGACCTTAGAGTAGCTGTACCTTACCCAAAGAAGGTAGTAACTCCTGATGACTTCCCCACAAGGATCATCAGATCCACTGCAGATACAGGGTCTCTCGTAGACAAGTACAGAGAGTTCTTGGCTTTGGACTTCAAAGACTTGCCTAAGAACAGAGGAGAGGTAGAAGACATCTTCGTCGTCAATTCTATACTGCACCTGCACGCAGAGAGATCGTTGTTTAGAACAAGGGGTAAAGAGAAGCTTGGACTTAGTGATGGTAGCGAAGCATTCGTTGGTAGCGGTGACATCTTCGAACAAGACCCAGACGAGGTGATCACTACCATAGATGGGTACGGTGGCACTACTTCTAGATTCGCATCCATAACTACCAGGTACGGGCACTTCTACGTGAACCAGAGAGACCGTAAAGTCTACATGGTTACACAGAACATTGAGGAGCTTAGTGCCTACGGTATGGAACAGTGGTTCAGGGACAACATGAGGTGGGAGCTAGAGTTCTATGACATGGTCCGAGATCAAGTCAAGAACACAGATGCTAGTATTGGGACAGATAAGATTATGCTGGACTCCCCACTCAAGCACTTTGGTTTTACAGCAGGGTATGACTCGAAGTACAAAAGAATCATGCTTACAAAACATGACCTGTCACCTACCAAAAAGTTTAAGACTGGGCACGCCCTAGGACAAGTTGATGGAGGAATAGCTTGGGACGGAGACAAAGGAGTCTTTCTACGTTACCAAGATGTTGGGGGTGGAAATCTTGGCGGATTCATAGTTAAATGGGATGACTCTACGTACTTCACACAAAGTGGTTGGACTCTATCATACTACCCTGAGTACAAGATATGGGGTAGCAGACACAGTTATCTCCCAACAAACTACATGTCTACTGCTGAGAACATGCACGTGTACACCAATGACCTTGGTAGAATACAGAGGCTAGACAACTTCTCTAAGCCGGGTCACTTCTCTGGTACAACGTACCCGTTCGAGTTTGAGTTTATAGACAACTCAGCACCGAACACATCTAAGATATACTCAACCTTCTACTACTGGGCAGATGTAACAGATAGCAAGGACAGCAAGAGTCAGACAAATGTGTACACCTCACCAGGGTTTACATCGTTCTACGTATACAACTCTAGGCAGGTGTCAGGCACAAGTACAGTCGTTAACTACTTGTCTAATGCTAGACTAGCAGATAAAATCTGGTATATCAATGACTTCAGAGATATGTCTAAAGTAGAGACATCTACTGATACACAACTCTTGCATGATGATGTTAATGTTGCTGGGGACTTTAACACTGAAATACAAACAGCCCCTAGCACAGTTTCTATGTTTACATACGAAGGTCAAGTTAACTCGGAGTACGTAGACACAAATAAGGACTGGTTTAAACGCAGAAAGTTCATCGATCAGTATATAGGAATACGATTGATTAACGATAATACTAACGAAAAATTAGTACATTTGTATTCTGCGGGAACTAAGTACCGTAACTCCAACAGATAATGGCCGATAAGAAATTCATAAAGGATGCGATAAAAAGACCGGGAGCCTTCAAAGCTAAAGCTGAGTCTAGAGGAATGACTACTGAGGAGTTCCGCAAGAGAGTGCTGGCCAACCCTGGCAACTACGATGCACGCACAGTAAGACAAGCTCAGCTAGCCAAGACACTTGGTAAGCTTAGAGCACAGAGCGGTGTCGACCCATACAGTGCTCTCCCTACGTCATCAAATACGATGACCTCCCCAATCCTTGATCCACAAGAAGCTGCAGAACAGACTGCAGAAATACAAAAACAGCAACAACAAGTAGTTCAAAATAGAGCTGAAGCTGAAGCTGAAAGGGAAAGACTCAACAATGCAGCTGCAGACGCCACCATACGGAGTGGTATGCAAGACCTGCAAGGAGCAGGAGGGGATAAGGTAAGAACCTCTATCCAAGCAGGTAGGGCTGCAAGAGATGCATCTATTACACAAGCATACGGCACGGATGATCTAGCCTCTCTTGGTGTAGACGCCTCGGCTAGAATTGCAGGTAAGATTGCACAGGGTACAGCTACTAGCGCTCAAGTAGCAAAAGCTAGTGGTGATACCGGGGCACTACTCACTAACCTCGGTGCATATGGACAAGGAGCTGGAGCTGCTGCAGATGCTGGACAAGCCGCTGCTGGTGTAAGCTCAAGTGCAATAGCAGGTCCTGCTGCAATAGCATCCATCGGAGGTAAGATAATTGAGGGTACAGCAGCAACCTCTAGAGGTGAAGACGCAGCTGCTGAATACAGCTTTCAGGAAGGTCTGGGTAGTGGCTTGAAAGCTGCTGGTACTGGGGCAGGCACCGGTGCTATGATAGGTAGCATCTTCGGACCTGTGGGCACACTTGTAGGAGGTGCTGCTGGAGCTCTTGTAGGCCTAGGTGTAGAAGCATTTAGAGATGTCAGAGAGGTAAGACGAGGTAGAAGGGAACGAGCTGGGAGACAATTCAGAGAAGGCATGGAAGACAGGCGTCTTAGCAGAGCTGCTACTGATGTACGTAACCAGTCTTACATGGTTAGCGGTTCTAATAGAGGTTACAACCCCAACTACCTCGGTAATATAGAAGAGGGGATCACATATATGCACGGAGGAATGAAAGTACCAGGTGGTAAGGTAATGCCCATGAGAGATGGGGGTAAGCAGTACATAGGTAGAAAGCACAGCAAGGGCGGTATTGACCTTGGAGATGTTGAAGTCGAAGGCGGTGAAACGTCTAGACCCATCATGAACTCACAGGGTAAGACTGTAGACTACATCTTCAGTGAGTTCCAGAAGCTCAAGCCTGAGTATGCTGAGCAGCTTGGTGTCAAAGAAGGCTCGTCTTATGCTGATGTGCACAAGATGATGGAGCGAGGTGCTATAGCTAAAGACTACAGAGGTCTTGCTAAGATGCAAGAGCAGCACATGAAAGAGAAGGGTAAAACAGAGACAGGTCCTCGTGGTCCTGAACTGATTGCACAGAATGCTCTGTCACCCATGATGACCACTGCAGTAACAGAACCTGCACTCAATACCCCGCTCACTGTCCCAACAGTAGCTGACCCTACTATGCTGTTCAATCAGCAGTTCCCTGCTGGTATGCCTTTCGCTGCACAGGCTGGACCTAGAGCTGTAGAACAGCCAGAGATGCCAGAGCTTAATAGACCAGTAATGACTCGTCAGGGTATGCCACTCAGCACTATGATAGCTATGGGAGGTAAGGCACCTGAGCCCAAAGCTCCTATCGGCCCTACTATGCCCGAAGAGTACGTAAGACTCCAAGGCATACAAGAAATCCCCCTGAAGGAAGAAGAAGACATCCCACTGGACTTTGAGCAGTTTAGCGATACGTACCCCAACATGGATAATAAAGAGCAAGCGTATGCGAACTACGTGAATGCTATGGAAGAACAGGGTAAGACTAGGAAGAAAAAAGAGAAGAAGACTAAGACTAAGAAAGAGAAGGACACTGCCGATACCAAAAACTTCGAGGCTGGACCTGAGGCAGCTCTGCAACTTATCCCACCACTGGCAGGTGTGTTTACATCTATGAGACAGAGGGATAGAGCTGCAGGACTTGAGGCTAAGGGTACACCTACCGTAGCTAGAACACGTAGAATACGTCCTAGGTTGATAAACAGAAACGCAGACAGAGCTGCAGCTAGAGAGAACCAGCTGAACACCAACGCAGCTATCGAAGCTTCAGGGTTGAGCGCTGATCAGAAGAGAGTACTGCGAGCTAGATCTACTAATCAATTCAACCAAGCTAATGCTAAGATCAGTGCGGCTGAAGACAATGCTAACCAACAGATTATTGCCAGAGCAGATCAGCTTAACCAAAGAGCAGATCAGGTAGATGCACAGCTCAATTTGAGAAATGCTACACAGCAGCAGATGCTGAACCTGAGAAACAAACTCATTAAGAACCAAGCTCTTACAAATGCTGACGAGCAACTGCTTGCATCACTTGACGCAGGGTTTGGTAGATTTGCAGGAGCTGTCGGAGATAAGAGACAGTATGATGCTACCAAGCTTATGGCAGATGCTGTTGCTTCTGGTACAGAGAACGCCAGTGGTTTGAATGCACTCGAGAGATACCTTGTATCTCAGGGCATGATGACACAAGAGCAGATCGATGAAGCAAAGGAGAACAAAGCTAAGTCTGGTGGATATATAAGACGGTCTAACAAGATCAGAAGAAAGAAGAAGAAGTAATGTATAAGTTCAACAACTATACACCTACGTATGTCAACCCAGGCAGCGTAGCCATAGCTGAAACTCTTAGACAGAGATACGGACAGGCGCTGCTTGCACAGGACACACTGACTGATAAAGTAGAGAACATGCATGCCCTTGAGAAAGACAAGGAGCAGATGAACTTGATGCAAAATCAGTACAGAGAACAGATACAGTCATTCGTTGACCGAGGTGATTACGAGAACATGGGTATGGATATACTCAGGAGTTCTCGTCAGTTCCTTAGCGACTACAAGGACATCGATAGAAACTTCCAAGCACGTCAGGCAGAAGCTAAAAAGCTGCAAGATCGTATCGGTAAGAGTGAAGACCAGAACGGCATCACGACACAGATGTACTACGACATGATGGCTGACATGGACAAACGCTATAAGGGTGCAGCCTCTGGAGATACATACGGTGGTAAGAACTACGCTAAGTATGTCAACGTCAACGAACGTATGGACAAGCGACTCAAGGGTATTGCATCAGATGCTATAGGTGGTCTTAAGATTCAGTACGCTGACCTCACCCCAACTCAAGTTAATGAGATGGCAGAGATGGCAGGTGTTGGTGCTATACTACCAGGTGCTACATACAGCTACACCACTGAGACAGGAGAAACCAAGCTGTTGACAGAAGACCAGATAGACTACGTAGTTAGAGGTGTACTCAATGAGGGTGACGTCAAGGAATACTTGCAGCAAGATGCATACTTCAGAGTTGGTAAGATGGATGACAGGCAGAAAGCACAGCTTATCACAGATGAGCTTGCACAACTGCAGGTTGGTAGAGATGCTATTGAGGGCACAACTCCAGAAGACAACGAGCTGCGTGAGGCATATGCTAGACGTATACAGGATTTGCAGAGTGCTACACAGAATGGTACTGTAGATTCAATAGCGCAGGACATTGCTATGAGCAGAGCATCTGACCCATTCAGAGACGCAATGAAGGCTAAGTACGGATTCGTACAAGAGGCAGATAGAAGTGAGATTGTGAAACGTATGTCTGAGATGAACGACAACGCAGCTAACAGTTCAACTAGTCCTATCGTACAAAGACCAGGTGCTCTCCAAACACAGCAGTCACCAGGTGGTATGAACAGAGGTGATAAGTTGGCTACACTCACAGGCTACCAAGAGCAGATAGACAGTTTGGAGCAGTCAGGTATTGAGAATCTTGGAGGCATCAAGCCTAGCCAACTTGTAACCATGACCTCAGAGCAAGCTGAGGAGCTTGGACTTGACCCAACACTGTTCCGACTGGAGCAGAACAACATACGTAACCTGCAAGGTCAGATAGCTGCAGAACGCACAGTCATTGCAGAAGCTATGAGAGCTACAGGTGAAACAGATAAAGCTAGAGAGGAAGCTATAATGGCTGCCCCGAACATGGCTCAAGCTATTACTTTGCTCCGCGAGAACTTCTCAGGACTTGAGAATGACTCTGAAGCAATCTCTCTCTTGCAGAGATACGTAGACCACGTACACGCTCAAAGCGCTAACTTCTCAGGAAGTATGGCAATAGGTGGGGTGGCTGTACCAGGTCTTGCTAGAGACTTCTCTCAGTCTAGACAAACACTACCACCTGAAACTGCACAGAAGATAGGACAGATATTTGGAGGTAAAGGAGCTTACACCGATCCATTCGACAATGCAAGCAGTGCATTTGGTGCAGTGAATGAGTCTAGTCTGTTGGATATTACACGTCCTGTGAAGGATATCATAGCTGCATCTAACGCTAAGATTGATGAGTACATCAACACTGTAGCTACTAGAACGATGTCTAACCCTGTAGTTAGCACACTGCCTGGTGCTACACCTCAGCAGGAGACAGAGATTGTAAACTTCTTGAAAGGCAAGCAGCTCAACACTTTGTCTCAACAGTTCATAGATCCTCAGACAGGTAAGTTCGAACAAGCAGATGTTGTCGCTGACTCACGTGTAGCAAGAGGAGAAACAGAGGAGGGCTTCAAGGTAGAGAACGCGTCAGTCACAGACGTAGAGTTTGGACCGTACAGCTCAGGAGTTGGAGGTGCTACACTTGTACTTACAGCTGAAGACGCAGATGGTAGAAAGGTAGTCATGGAGACTCCGTTGTCTCAGATGTCATCACCAATCTTTGACCAGTACACGTCAGGTGCTTCATACCAGTTCTTGACTCAAGCCAATGCTCAGCATGGTGCTGGTGTAGAGAACATCATGGTACCGATACAAGCACAAGACGGTACTATGTTTGTGATCGAGGTAGACTACGGAGAGAAAGCATCTGACCATACGTACAATATCCTCATGCCTGACGGCAGCTACAAGTACACAAGTTCACAAGGCAAGCAATTGCCACGCAGCCTAGAGGCCGCACTTAAGGAAGGTGGAGAGATCTACCAGATCGGTCAAAAAGGAGGAGCAATACTGCCCCGAGGTATAGAAATTTCACCTAACTTTAGAGAACAGGTACCTAGATACTAAAACAACATATTATGCCAGAATCACACTTTCTAGATGGCACCAGTAACGGTCAGCAAGATGGTGAGCAGCAAGAACACTTCCTCGATAATCACGGAGGAGGTGATGCTGCACCCGTCCAAAGCGGTCCTGGTGTAGACATAGGTTTAACGTTTACCCCGCAGACGCCAAGAGATAACTTAGCTAAGTACGGTAAGTACGGAGTAAACCTGAACCCGTTCGCTGACCTCAACGAGGAGCGTGCAAGACGACAGAGTAGGATTGAGAAGTGGGGCCACGGGATGGTCAAGATGGGTGTCACTACTGCAGGTGCAGTAGCAGAGAATACACTTGGACTGCTGTTCGGTGTAGGAGAAGCAATTGCACACTGGGACAAGACTAAGTTATTCGATAACTCTGTAGGTAACCTTGTAGACAGCATCAATGAGCATGTCAACGAGGCACTCCCCAACTACTATACACAGCAGGAAATGGATGCTGAGGGCTTTGAAGCTCTTGGCTATGCCAACTTCTGGGCAGATAAGTTCTTGAACGGAGCGGGGTATGCTCTTGGTAGTATTGCTTCACTTGCTCTTACAGGTGGTGCATCTGGACTTACAATCACTGGTGGGTTGGCTAGAGGTGCTAAAGCTGCAGGTACACTTGCAAAGACAGGTAAGATGAGCAAGGCTCTTGCATCTTACAATGCAGCTAGAACGGTAGCAACACAGGGAACCAAAGCGGGTAAGGTTGGTAGTGCAACCGCAGCATTGGGAGAGGCAACAGCAGGTGCATCTAGGGCACAGAGAGCCTTGAATGCAACTAAGCAACTTGAGGTAGCTACTATGATGTCTTGGGCAGAAGCATCTGTAGAAGCTAGAGAAAGACTTAGAGACACCGAACAACAACTGCTTGAACAATACGCAGCCGACAAAGGCATAAGCGTAGAGCAGGTACCTAATAATGTACAGCAGCAGATAAAGAAGAAAGCTGCATCTGCAGGTAACACTGCATTTGGTTTGAACTTGATTGCATTGTCAATCACCAACTCCATCACCTTCGGAAAGATGCTCGGACCTGGGTACATGAAGAAGATGAAGGCGGAGTCCTTGCTTGATCCTATTGAAAAGGTAGCAGATGGTAAGTTCGCCAACATGTTTGCACTTGACCCTACATGGGCAAACATATACCGTAAGTATGGTAAGAATATTATAGTACCTGGTGTAACTGAGACAGCACAAGAGTCGTCTCAGTTTGCAATTAGTGAGTATGCAAACAACAGAGCCTTTGGAAAGAACTGGTTGGAGTCATTCAATCAGTCTATGGAAGAGTTGTATAGCTCACAAGAAGGCTTTGAGTCTGCAATACTTGGTGGTCTCATTGGTATAGCTACAGGTGGTTTGGGTAGTATCCGCTCTGCCAAAGCATTTGACGAGAAGCAGAAGCGTACACAGGAAGTTGTG